GCTATCTTCACCGCCACCACTGTTATTGATACTACCTCCCACAATTTCAATCCATTCTTTATTTGAATTCGCAATATACGCTTCCGTGCCTCCGCTTTCACCCTATGTAATCAAGCACATAGACCCAAGCGTAATATATTGCGGGTCAATGGAAGCCATGTCTGCTGTGGTATCACAAATATGTTCATAGGTGATAATGTTATCTTGGCCGCCGGATTTAGTCATTATCGCTGCCATCGGATATCACCACCTTATTTAATAAAGCTTCAACTACTTCCTTTAGGTTAGAAATTGCAGGCATTTCTTCAATAGTCTTGGTGCCGCGTTGAAGTAATCGAAGCCAGACCTGAACTAAACCACTATTCTCATTAAACATTCGCGCCACCTCCTATTAGAATGGAAAGCTCAGCAATAGCCACATCTACTTGCGCTTGGTATTCGGCAAATGTTGTACCAAGGGTAGAAATATCCTACTGGGCCTCTTCTGCAGCCATAGTAGCGTATTCATCATAAGACATTTCAATTTCGTTATATTTAAAGCCGTCTTCAGTTGCGGTAATATTAGAACGAATGTAGACAGTATCTATATCTTTATGAAGTTCTTCAGGGCGTTCTGTACTATGAACGCTTGTTCGATAAATCATATGGATTCCTCCTTATATATAGGATAAAAGAAAAGAGTCGTATACCTTATGGTATAAAGCTCATGGTTTATGCAAAAGTATTTACCGATTATTAGAGGAATAGTAGCCGCGCGCCAATCTTGTTACTCGTATATGACACGGCGCTAGTACTTACATAGAAAGGTCCGGCATACTACTTATCGGCACAATTACCACCGAATTCTAAAATACCGGAAGAAGACAGACCAATCCCGTCCGGCCAATAAGTACTGGAAGAACCATTATTGGTTGTTCGTGGCATAAATCCTGCTTCTGTCGTACCTTGTATGTATTTTGGATACTACGTACTAAAATTCAAAGTAGGGGCAGTCGCAATTTCAATCGGTTCTGCTTCAACATTTTCTCCATTATCTTCGCTCCAGGAATATATTATAGCACGATTCCCATTCGTTTTTAAACCTTTAATCCATTGCGAAATATTCCCCCAGAAATCTTCTATACCTAAAAATCGCATATGTTTAGTTTGTTTTGTTTTATCTCCAAAACACATGCCTTTTGCAAACGTATCTTTGTAAGAACTTAGGGAAGAAGTAGCGGTGGTCTCATAGCCGCAAGTATGAGTATCTGAGGTGTTAACTACCCCATACCCCAACGCTTCCTATCCATTCCTATTTCCATACTTGATTAAGTATAAGCACTATAGTGCTTTAAGTTGTGGATATCTAAATTGCTGATAATGCGCGCCATTTTTTTGCGCATATGTATTAAAGGCAGCAATAGTTTTACTTACTGTTGGCCTAACACCTGCAATGCTCCTCAATTTTTGCCGGGAGTCTACGTATCCAGGGAAAGCACCAATATAGAAATGATTTAAATCTCCTATAATCGCACGGCTAAAGGCATCATATGAATATCTATTATCTGCTATTACCTTTGCTGGATCATTTGTTACACTTACATATAGCCTATTGTCTGTGTTCGTATAAATGCGATATGCGAACTTAGGAAATTCAATCATAACATCACCCTCCGCGCCAGTAAGGTCTGCAGCAGTACCGTCTATTTTTTTAGTCCAATCATTTGGATTTAGATAGTAAACTACTGCGCCGCTATAAAACACACAGGGTTTTATATCCTTGAAGATTGGCTTTATATCCCATGCAAGAGAACCTTTAGACATTGCGGCCGCATCATCCGCATACGTGCATGCGGTATTACAGTTAGAATTTTCCTAATTAATCACAACTGTGTATTCTACTAGTGGCTCTGAGCCAGCTGTCATTGGTAGTACCTCATCGCGCAAGCGGGTAAACATTCGCATTACATATTCTTCATTTACCATACTCATTACGAACCACCTCCATTATATGTATAATTATCAAATATAGTATTAAACATTACATCCGCTTCTGTACTGCCGACAACTGATGTATCTTCAATACTATCTAATTTTACCTTATCTTCGGCGAGCATCAAGCCATTTGAAATGGTAGTAACAGTTGGTGGAGTTTGAGAATCTGCACTAAGTTTACCAGTGTTAGCGTCCATAGTAAGTCCATCCCCTACTACAATACCACCGAAACCGAATTTGCTTGCAGTTGGCAAGGAAGTATTTTCACCTACATGTTTTAATAATTTATCAAATTTAGCATCAATGTAATTAAGTATATATTGTAAAGTTTCATTGTCCATAATAATTCACCACCCATTAATGGAATGTAAGGCGCGCGCCGGCATCGGACCCATAATACGTAGCAGAGCTAACTATATCCAAAGAGAAAGGTCCAGCATTCTAGTTAGCGGTATTATCGCCGCCGAAACACAACGCACAAGAGGCATATAGATCAGCATAGTCTGGCCAGTAAGAAGTCTAACTACCTCCATCTAATGACGGTATAAATCCTTCTATAGAGTTTCCTCGTATTTTTTTTGGATAGTTATTAAAGTTATCTGGTAGCCCCCATCCTGAAATAAAATCTTTTAACTATACATTAGATTCACCAGAATAATCACTATTAATAAGTATTCTTCCGTTACTATCAGTAGTTAAACCATCGATCCAATCGCTTAAATTACCCCAGAAATCCTCTATCCCAAAAAATCGCATATGCTTAGTTTTAATGCTAGTATCACCAAAACACATTCCTAGTTTAGCAGTAGAAGTAGTGTTGTTCATAGTGCCACCTTTTTTAACATTATACCCATTTAATAGCACCGCATTGTTACCACTTACATTACCCATCCCAAGTGCAGTTTGTCCATCTCGGTTTCCATATTTAATTAAATATAAACACTGAAGTGCCTTAAGATGCGAATATACATTTTGTTGGTAGTGTGCGCCATTCGCTTGCGCCGCAGTTCTAAATGCAGTAATGGTTCTACCATTCGTAGGCAACACTCCGACAATACTTCTTAACTTGTTATTAGCATCCACATATCCCTAGTAGGCTCCTTGATAGAAATGATCTAAGTCACCCACTGTAATGCGGCTAAAAGCATCCAAATTAAATCTATGATCTACCGCCGCAAGCCACATATCATTCGTTATAGAGACGTACACCGTACTACCATTACGATAAATTCTATAAGCAAATTTTGGGAATTCAATCATGACGTCACCGTCTGCGCCTGTTAGCACAGATGCCGTTCCATCTTCTTTTTTATCCCAGTTATTTGGGTTCAAGTAATAAACGACTTTCCCATTTTTAAAAACGCATGGCTTAATATCCTTAAAAATTGGCATAGTATCCCATCGCGCGCTGCCTTTAGTCATACCATAGGCATCGTCTTGATAAGTACAAGCATTGCCCGGGCTAGAATTTGTTTCATCTATTGCTAGTGTATAACATACCTCAGTACCATAATGTTGCGCAAATGCCGCCGCAACTTCCTATTCGGTCATGCCGCTGCTGCCGCCGCCAATCATTTCCCACGCATTATTAATATAAACGTATTCTTTATATAAGTTATTGGCCTCATCTCCATCAGCTACTAAATATATAACTGACTCAGATGGTTCCGCAACATTTGGTAATCCCGTATTGCTGTTGGCGCTTACAACTTCAATGCCAAGTGAACTATTATTGCCATTTCCGCCGCCCATAATGGATGTGATTGGCATCCATTGCTTATTAGAGTTAGCAATAAATACTTCTAATTCTCCTGATTCGCTTCCTAATACAATACAGACAGAACCAAGCGTTATGTATTTACTATCTATCGCGGCCATATCTGCGGCGGTATCGCACATATGTTCATACGTTAGAATATTATCCTAACTGCCACGTTTTGTCATTATTGTTGCCATTTTGTTACCTCCTTTAATATGTTTTTATATGAGTTGGACTAATATATTTAATCAGAATTTTTGCTACCGTCAGTCTGTTCCTTCGGCTCCTCATACTGATACGGCAATCGGCTGACCTCTCTGGCGAAAACAGGCGTGTACTCGTCCAGCGTCATGCCGCCGCCGATCAGTTTGATCACGAGGCTAAACGCGCCATCGTAGGCATAGCAAGCATCTTTGAGTGTGACATACACCTCCTGACCGCTAAACAGCCCACCGTCAATTGTGACAGTATCTCCGCGCCCGTGTTCGGTCTGTGCTTGTCAGCTGTTGGGTGATATCGTACCGTACCGCCCCTGCTTTCGCTTCCAGCATCTGATCGAAAACCGCCAGCACTTCCTGGTATGTCGGCACGCTTCCGACCGGTGCCACCGGGTTGTCCGCTCCCGTGTTGCATACTGTCCCGTCAATAATCCGTACTGTGTTTGTGACCGGACTTTCAATCACTTTGATCGCCAACGTAAACGGGCCTTCTACGTTGTAGCACGCCTGCGGAAGCTGAACGAATGCCCGGTTCCCTCCAGCGTATGCATGGTTCTGATCGGAAATGATGATGTTCTGCCCGTCCGGTGCCATGAACAGGCCGACGCAGCTGCTTGTGTCCAGGTTTAGTGCTTCTCCGTTGAAGAACAAATCAACTCTAAACCTGTTCGCGTAATCATCATTTTTTCCTATTGTCCTGTTCAGAAACGTTCTGTGAATCACGCCATTGTTCGCCAGGTCGACTTTCACGATATCCTCATGGAATATCCTGTCCATTTTTTTCTCCTTTCTTCGCTAAACAGCAAGTTAAGTTAACCAAATCAACTTAATACCACCATATACTGTTTGATTAGCAGTTATAACCAAATTTCCGTTCGTAACTTGTCCTGTAAATGTACGTGCTGTTCCAAAGACATTTGTGATCGTAACATTACCGCTTGTGTCGATGAAGATGAGTGCAAGCCCCATGTTTCCTTCCGACGCATCTACACCCCATATAAAAATGGCGTGCTTATATATGGATGTATTTGTAATGGCATTCAGACCGCTGATTGTGAAACTTCTAAAGTTTCCTCTCTCAATGTAGATTTTAGCTGTACTGAATCGGTCTGCAACATTGCTGTTTAATACCCTTCCCATGTTTGCGGAAAGCGCATCCGTCGTGCTGGTGCTGGTCAGGTTGTCTACTATATTCGCGGTTGTTAATGCAGACGCGAGCTTCGTTTTCTCAGCGATGGTGTAATCATTGCTGGACAATCCCTTCCCGGTCTCTTTGTCAACCTTAGTTGACATATCGATATTGGCGAGTTTTGTTTTCTCTGCCGTCGTATAATCCTCTGTGCTTAACTGCTTGCCGCTTACTTTATCTACCTTACCGTTTAACAGAGTTTTAATATGCTCAAGGAACCGTGTCAATCCGTTCAAACCTATCTTTGTTGTTTCAGACACTTTGACTCCTCCTTTTTAATGCTTCGTCCTCAACAATTATATGATTGGCCGCGCTTTGCGGCAGACACTTTATTGTTAAGGCGCATTGTTTCTATATACATTTGTATCTTTCTATTATCTATTTAAAATTCGAAATACATAATATACCAATCACCTATTGACTCTGTGAGATCGTCACCTTGGTCTTCAAAACCACCGCTACATACCGAAAATTCATACATAGTTATTGATGATAATTCGGAACTTTCATACGTACAAGAAAATCTAGCTCGGTAAATAGTATAATCGCGTTCACAAGAATAGGCGGACAAGCCGTCTGCAGGATCGAAAGTCATAGCCATCCAACTGTCGCCTGGTATATAATAAAACAAATATACACAAAAAGAATTTCTAGTAGGAGAATGAAAATCTTCTTCAAACCATACCTCTTCCGGCGCAAGTGTTACTGTCTCATCACTATATCCATGAATCACCTTTGTAGGCCCGCCTCCAGAAATACCACTAATTGCATTTACAAATCCAGTTGGAAATGAAAGCTGCCCTGTGGCTCCAGATTTCGCGCGAATAGCGTCTGCGACAGCAGTAAGACTTGCTTCTTCAGCGATATATTTTTTTGGTTTTGGAAGTTTTTCCCAGATGGCGTAATATAACGCAGCCATATCATCAGACCGGTCTCCGGGAGCAAAGGAAATGCCACTTCCATCTCGTGCTGTATTCCATTCTTTAAATAAAAAACCTTCTGGAGCTGGCCAGCCAATCTCTTCTATTGATGGAATAGGGTCGCCCGCTCTTCCATGCTCATGTGTGTACACTGAATCATCAGAAGAATAGTTTCGTTTATATACATTAATAGGTGCTGCCATCAGAAACTCGCCTCCTCTGCTGTTAGTAACTCCTAATCAAAGAGGTCGTCAATTTCCTCAGTCGTAGCATATGGATCCGGCGCGAGCGCATCAATCTGTGTCTAAAGCGGCGGCAATTCATTCCAATGCATAGCAACCCATGATTCTGGTGTCGTAATAGCTTTCTTGCATTCCCAGATACTAAAGCTGTAACGTACCCGATCACCAACTTCATATGTGGCACTCGTCGAATAGACCGGATAATCTGCAATCATGTTCTGTGCTAGGCTATTCAGGCTCCCCGGCGTCAACGCAGTAGTAGTACTTGTGCTTGTTGCACTGGTGGCAAGTTTAGTTACTCCATAATAGGATGTGGTTGCGAATCCGCCGTCTATCAGAACCCAATATGTTCCGTCATAAACGAGATCCAGAATTTCATTCGCAACCCACTCATATCTTGCTGCATTTGTAGCGGAAGATCTGCGAATTATCTTAGCCCCAAGACCATTTACATCTAATGTCGGTGATCCATTATATGTCTATGCATTTTGAAAATGCACGCGGATGCTTAATCCCTCAGTGAGAGAAGTAATACCCGAAATGGATACCTCTTTCGCTCTAGTTGCCGCGGCTGTTGTGCATTCACCATAATAAATGCCCTAACTACTATCTAATTTTATTTTATCCGCCGCCGACATCAATCCGTGCGAAGACTAAGTAGCATCACTTAATGCGCCGACACTCCTCATACCATTCGCTGCGTAAAAGACTTCTCCTTCCAAAACACTATCATTAGTGGCGGTAGTATCTGTAATATCCATTAACGTCTAATCACCATATACAACTTTATTCTTATACTGATTAGGCATTTACCTCACCACCTTAAGCTGGCGCAACAGTACCAATAGTAACTGTAACACCGCCCGCGGCATTATCACTTTCTGTATAAGCAATTGCCGCTACATTTATTTGAGTAATACTATTAAAATCACCTAGGTCAGTTGGTGTTATAGTCTGTGCGGTCGTGTAGGGAGTTACAGACGCCGCAGTGGCTTTAACGCCTTCACTACCACTCATAGTACCAGTAATACCTAGAACAGTAATACCCTCGCGGATATTAGTAGCAATTAACTTAGCTTGCTCTGCCGCCGCAATAGCGACTTTGCCGCTACCGTCATGATAACCTTGCGGTACCGTATATTCTCCTGCGACAGTAGAAATAGACCCTGAAACGGCACCCCGATTCGGCATAGTACCTGTTAATTTCGTGCCATTCTTATATGCTGTTTTGCTGCTAAGAATTTCCGCCGCAACAGCAGTGGCATCCCTGGTATCCGCGTCATATGTATTAGTACCAGTAGTAGTTTCACCAGTAGGTAAATGGAATTTCTTGCCAGCAGCTACGTCCGCACGAGTAACATCGTCTTGCGTTAGGTCGATTAGCGTTTCGCCGCCGTATATAACTTTATTCTTATACTGATTGGCCATATTAGTTCCCTCCTATAATTACTGTGTAGCCGCCGGCTTCATTTGTAGTTTCGTAATAGGGGATTGGCGCAATTACAATATCATCGCGTAGTACTTTATTATCAGTACGTAAAATCTATTCAATGCGCGGCAAGGCAGTCACTTCATACTGCCCATTATAGTAGTCGTATTGAATAGTGCTACCGTCTGAACGCAAGTAATCGCCAAAATGGTCTTTAAATTCTTCTAAAGTCCCATCATAACCGGTTTTTACCGCAATCGTATACAAATCCTAGCACAAATTAAACAAATCAGTGCTTTCCCATGGATAGACCGCTTTCTTTTTTGGTAATTGCTATTGCGGCATTACCGGTAACATAAATTGTCGTTTTAGCGCCTCCATTCTATTACCTCCTTTCAAAGCCTTTTGCCCTTATAGGCTAAGTAATATAATTGCCACATAATAATGCTATTTTTTATTTGAAAAAATTTTTTCATTATTTATATTCTACAATGCTTGCAATGCTTTGTCTAATTTCGGGATTAGCAATATAACTATAATAGGTGTTGCGTTTGCGCGCAGACGAAGTTGATATTAATACTGTAATGTAATTAATAGCGGCTAAAGCGCGTAATTCCTTATCCTCTATTTCCTCAATATTAATTTCAGGATGGAACCATAGGCGCACGTAACCGCTTTTGCGCCAGTTCTCTATTTTAATATCAATACTTTTCTCATATATTTCAATACTATCCGTGGTTGCACCATTCAAGTACTTATCTATTAAATAATGTAATAGTACTTCATTATTATTATCTTTCCCGCGCCACCCCATATTTAACCCCTCCCCGGCGGGGTTGCGCCGCTAGGCGCAACCGGGCCGCCGGACCTCCTGTTTTATCCATTTAGTACTTTAATTTTTCGTGCGTATCTCATAGCCGCTTCTAAACTCCTATACAAATAATAAAACGGCTAATCTTCCATAACGTTCACCGGTAATTGCGGCGTCCCGTCTACTACTATCACTTCCATAATTGCATACGGGTACCCGCGCACTTCAAACACATACTTCGCATGTTCCCTATCCCACCTACTCCTCTCATTATACCTATCAATCAGAAATCTACTCATACAACCCATTAATCTCCTTTACGTACTAACCAATGCCCGCGCGCAACTTACCAATCATGCGCTACGTTGGCTTATTCACTCCATTCAAATATGCGCTAATTGCTGACGGCGACACATCGCAATAAAATGCAAGTGTTGCGGCCGGAATATTTAATCCACCTTCATCTGTTAATGCGGCTAAAATCTAAATCATGTCCATTATTACTAAGACCTCCATTAAGTAAGTAAAATAATAAGTATGGAGGCGTTCATAACGGTAACCTCCATATAAACAAAAATAAGAGATAATATGTAAGTAAAGAGTGTGTGGGTGTGACGGGAAGGTGCATAACGGGACACCCAAGGGGTAATCAGGGATGTCCGGGGATATGATTAGGTTTGATTGGGATGCGCAAATTTCCGATATTGTCAAATATACAAACTTTTCTATATTTCACTCACTCGGCTATATTTTATGAATTTGTCATTCATTTTGTACTGAACCCTAATGCACACAAGCAAACCATTAAAAAATCCCCCCAAACTAACAGAGTATTCTTATATATATATTTACTGTTAGTTTAGGGGGATTTTCATTATCAACGCTAATGCACACAAGCAAATCATTACACTCTGAACCTGTCATTCATTTTAGCATCTAAAACTTTTCTCTGACTCGTGTTAAAAAACTAGGCCACTCTGTTAAATCAGAGCGCGTAGCTTGTTTTTCTACGAACTCATATCCCGCCTCTCGTAATGCATTACAAGCTCTTATAAAAGTAGTAATCTTGCGCCCGTTCTTATCTGAAATCCCCTCATCAATAAACTACTAAACAAACTAGGTTTGCGCGGCGCCTTTAAGTGGAATGCCGCGCCACTTATTTACAATATCTTCCAGCTTGCGCGAAGTCTTGACATCTTTATACTCTAATAATTTGGGCTCCCCGGTTAATAACGGGAACGAGTATAACTCTTTAATCGCTTCCTAAGTATTATCCATTAAAATTTGATATGTCTACATATCTCTCTATAATCCTAGTAGCGCAGGTCGGTTCACTTCATACTACTTTTTTCCATCAGAAAAAATTTTTTTTGTCAGGTAAATGGTACTAAATTTTGCAGCTGTTTGCGCGCCATAAAATTCAGCCAATCTTTCCGTATCTCCAGCTTTTTCCAGCTCTAACAAATTTTGGAAGATTTTATAACGTTCTGCAACACTGCGCGCGGCCGCGTTAGGATTAAAAATAATATACAGCTAATTCAAATTGCCGCGAAAGCGGCCTAATTTTTGTCTGATATCAACTTCCGTGTAGCCTTCAACAATTATGTAATCCAGTTTCGGGATTTTGATACTTACGCCTTCTTGTAATGTATCTGTGGCCAAAAGGATTTTGATATCATCAGGCAAACGCTCTTCTGCTAACGCCGCATGAATACTTTCTTGCCCGTTTGCGCGCCTAATTTGGTCTAACATTATTTGTAAATCGGCTAGTGTTAGACCCGTATGGCCATCTGTTAAATTTAATAAGAGATTTGAGCCCATTAGCGCTTGCTAGGAGGGTTTAAGCGCGAGCGCTGTTTCGTTTGCGCGCGAAACAAGCATGCCAACTTGCTTGCCACGCCCTAATAATTCAAAAAACCAGTCCTTTACATCTCCAGCTTTTTTTAGAAATATAATTCCGCGCTATTCGCGCAGCTCGTCTAAAAAATATTCCAGCGTCTCCGCCAGCTTATTCGTCTTAATAAACTCAATTTGCTTGACATAAGTATTACTTACATATTCTGTAAAATCTGGAAATAAGTAAATAAATCTGTAATTTTCTGGGAAAAATTGCTTAGAAAGCTCGTCAAAATATTCATCATTCGCTGTAACGAAGATGATATGTGTATTTTTGCGGCCGTATTTAATCCATTCAGCTATGACGGTAGTATCTTCCGCAAAGCTTGCTTCACTAAAAATACCGTGGCATTCATCAATTACTACCCAATCATAGTTTACAGCTTGCTGCTTAATTAAATGCGCAAAGCGCAGCCGCTGGCATATATCAATTTCGTTATACTTATGCCGCAGCTGCTCAGTTGTTGTTGACCGGCTTTCAACGATTAACATCGTCTATAAATGATGGAACTTTTCATCCAGCTTGTTCTACACTTGCTCCATAATGGCGGTGGTCTTGCCGACACCTGTGCCGCCATTGAGTACTAAAAATGTATTAGGGTCTGATAAATTTGTTCTATCAATTAAATTTAGTATATCTTCTGCGGCAAAATTTTTCTTTAATTTAAGGGTTCTCATAAAATCGCTCCGAAAAATAGCGTCAACGTAAAAACCTGATTTTGCGGGCTACGATGTTCCTGATTTTATCAGGAATAGCGATGCTGTCCGCAATAGGATTCTACGTTGGCGTCAAACTTGGGAGGCGTCATCCGTACAAGACTTCACAAAAAATTTTTTCGCGTGACGTCACGGCGCGCCAACGTAAAAATGGGACTGCTCGCGCAGTCCCAGCTTCCAGATTATAGCTTGGAATAATAGGTCTTCTTGTCACCCTCATGCGGCACGGTAGTCAGTACGCCACGCTCCACTAGCCGCTTCGCACTCTGGCCGATTGCCATTCTAGTAACATTGGACTCAACCTGACCGGCTAGCGCGTTAAGAATATCCGTCGCAGTATAGTCGGTGAAATTCAGCGCGGCAATCTTAGCATCTAGTGCATCGCGCCGAGCCTGCGCCTCAGGATTGGGGCCCTTCGGCTGGGGAACCTTCTCAGCTCGCTGCGCGGCCTTTAGGGCAGTCTCAGCTTCCCAAGCCTTGTACTCAGCAACAGCAGCTTCAAAGTTAAATGCCTTATGTACCTTGGTATCGGTAGCAAGAGGGGAACCAATGGTTACCTTAACGTAACCGTCATCAGAGGGAATCACTACGTAGTTCGACTTGTTGGTCCGGACCATGGTCGCGCCGGGCATGCCCATGATGGTATTCATTACTTCATTCTTAGTCATATTATTCTCCTTTTTTCTCAGTGGTTTAGTTGTACGGCAGTCCACCCTGCTCTTTTTTACGTTCTTATTATACCAGAAATTTTCTGATTTGTCAAATGTTTGAGTTAGTCAATGAGGTCGTAGAGATGCAGCAGCCGTACCATTGCAGCTTCTTCGCGGGCGGGCATAGTAAAAGACACCGCGATAGCGTCAGCTACCGTATGAACGTTGCCGATAGAGCAGCTAATACGTGAAGCAACCAGGTTAATCACGTCGCGTCCGTATGCGTCCCGAGGGAAGTAGTAGGTCCGAGTAATCACTAGCACCAGCTCCTTTTCTCATTTTCTATAATAATTATACCTGAAATTTTAGAAAAGTCAAGTATTGGGGAGAAATTTTTTCCAGCTCGCCCAGAATTTTCCAGCTCGTTTCCTGCTTACCAGCTCGCGGGCGCAGCTTTCCAGCTCGTGCGGTCCAGCTTATATAGGGATGCAGCTTCCAGCTTGCCGCTGCTTGCGCATTGGCGCCGCGATGTCAAAGGCTGACGCAGCTGGCAAAATTTGGTAGCTCTGGTAATTATAGGCATATATGGAAAAAATTCCCACTTGACAAGCAAGCAGGAATGTGGTATGATATAATGGGGAAATAGAGGGGTGCGCCGGCTGATTAGCCGGTCGGATTTAAGCGCCGGCGGACTTCTGCTAAGACCTGTTCTGTCTGCTTCGGTCCCCAACTATAATAAGCTATATCATCAAATTCACCAATTTCTGTCTGAATTTGATTAGTTAGTAGAGTTTCGTCATAACCGTTAATGTGGGCACTATGAATTAGCCGGCTGATTTTTCTTTCATCGAAATCTACGCTAACCGGCACGGTCCATTCTATAATCATAATTATTCCTCCTCAGAACTTATAACTTCATACCAATAATAGATATGAGTTAGGTCTTGCGCTTCGTACTCGGTACAAAGCTCATCGGCGCGCGTCATACTATGTACGACATCATAAGGGAGAGCGCGCCCTTCACGTTCACGCATAATTACATACATACGGCACATATTTATTCATCCTCCTCTTCTTCCTCTTGAGAAAAAGCGCCATAGTCAATTAGGACAATATGTCCATCTTTCCAACCATAATTTTCATTATGGAGATCAAACAGTCCATGAGCATAACACCAGTCGGATTCTTCTTCTGTCATCCAGTCCCACGCGTCATCCTCATAACGTCCGATACCATTCACGCGGGGCATAATGTAGTAGGATACACCACCGTAGATATAAGGCGTAATTTCCGCGAAAAGATACGCCATACCATCATGCTTAGCCATGTCGTAGACTTTCATCTCATTCTCACAGCCGCCAAAGCGCGCGATCTGCCAATCATCATAGTCAATCTTAATCACATAATCGGAAGTGATAAGAGCGATGCGGGTCGCACCGTGCGCGAAAATCACATGGCGATGATACATCATATTGAAGCGGTCAACCTGATACGCAATATCATCAAACGTATAATTCTCGGGGTCAATGTACTGGGCGATCTGCTGGATGAAATACTGCGCGCGGGCGATGTAAGAGGACTTGGACTTCTTCATGATTGGCACCTTCCTTTCTACGGTTAGAGTATACCACAGATTGGGTCGTATGTCAATCCCTTTAGAGAAAAAATTTTCGCGCCGGCCAAGTTAGTTGCGTTTAACTAAATGGGGTAAAAAAGAGGGCTTATGTTGTTTAACCACACTGAAAGCCCTTAGAAATCCTCGTGGGGTCTTGGCTGAATTTTGGTTTTGGTTTCTGCACTTAGACGTTTTTAACGTGGTGTCCTTAGCGGGAGTTAATTGGAATAAGCCCATTCCTTCCAACTCCAAACTATCACCCGCCCACGGGAAGGCTTACGCCTTCCGATAGGTGTTGGGCTTGCCCTCGATCTTCACAATCTCATCCTGCCACAGATGGGTGAGCGCGTACTGAATCTTGCTCTTAGTCATGCCCTCGGGCAGTTCCTTCTCAATCTCAGTGAACAGTTCCGCAATAGTCACAGGGGTCGCAGACAGAGCGCCGAACACGATATCCTTAATATCCTCGTAAGCCTTGGCGTTTGCGGCCTTGGCGGCTTCGCCCTTGTTCAGTTCGGACAGCAACTCGTGCTTGGCATTAACCAATTCGTCCCGAACCAGTTCTTCTCCGCCTTCGCCTTCGATCCACTCGGTCAGAAAATTAGCGAGGTACTGCATAGTGGCCTTCTTCATAGTAAGTATCCTTTCTGGTTTGTTTTGAGTTTTCCTTCTCATTCGCTTTGTTTGTCCCCTTCTCTTGAGGACACCTGTATTGTACCACACCTTGCGGTGTTTGTCAAGAGGTTTTTTGAAGATTTTTGAGATTTTTTTGTTCGTCTCGGAATCTTTTTCTTTCCCTCTGACACTTTATATTATACTCGGATTTTCAGAAAAGTCAAGTACTTTTGAAAAATTTTTTTATTTATGTAAGTATAACAATCGCGGCCGGCCAAAACCGACCGAAGTCGGTTTTGTTACATCATGGGGCAGTCGGGTTCCAAGTCAAAAATTTCGTACCTGTACTCATCTACCGAGGGGTTCGCGGGCGCGACTACACGCCGCGTATGCGCGAGGGCTTCGCGCACGTTTGCCACTTCTTCATCAGAGTAGCCATCACGCACGCGGTCAATAATCGCGTCCCTGGCCTTGTCCAATGTGGTATAGACGCCGCACGCGGTGACGTCCTGATCTTCGGTATGGGTTTCAAGAACCATGTAGAGCATTTTGTACCTCCTTAGATTACAAAGCGGACAAGCGGACGCTCTTCCTTGCGATACTTCGCAAACACTATCCATCGGAGATAGAGCGCGGAGAGGAAAGGAAGATTGCGGACAGTCTGTTCACCTTCACGATTTTTCATGTACACGTTCATTTGATGTACCCCCTTTCGACATCTTGATTATACCACATTTTTGAGATTTGTCAAGAGGAAAGTTTGACAAGTTTTTCACAAGCGCCGGCCCTGATCACGCCTTAGGGGCGTGATACAGAACCTTGTCACACTTCTTGTGCTGACGAAGAATGTATTTGAGAATCTGAGCCTCAATTTCCACATCCTTCAAACCCGTGTGGGCTTCGGTAAAGCTGTTATCTTTAGTGATGAACCTATAAATAATTTCTGCGGTCATGCGGGGACGCGGAGTAGAATGCTTGGTCATATAACCATTCTGCTCACAGAACTTGCGGTAAGAGGGCATATTGCCGAGAACCTGACGCGCCATCTTGAGAGTGTCCCATACTTCTGTACCATAGGGGAAGAAGTACTTCACGCGCCCGTTGGTCACTTCGCGCACCGTGTTGTTCAGAGCGCGAATATCGAACGCGGCATTGTGTGCGCAGACTGCGGTGATTCCCAGTTCTTTCATCTGCCGAAGAATGCGGGCACGAGTGTCCATGAAATTCATAACCTCGCGCGTTCCATCCCAAATCTCATCCCGATACTGCGGAATCTTGTCTGCATAATATGCGGACTTCATTTCTTCCTGTTTCTCGTAGAATGTTTCATAGATTACGTGGTTGGTGGGTTCTCCAATGCATTCGCCATTCGTATTAATGGGCATCGCGCCAACATCATACGTCATGGGTTGCAGGATGTCGCCGAGGGTTTCATTATCAATCATCATGGTATTCATTAGGTTAGGTCCTTTCTGGTTTGTAGTGTTTCCTTCACTTTCTTAAGTATTATAACACAAAAATCAGATTTGTCAAGGGCTTTTAGAAAAAATTTTTGCGGCCGGCCAGTTAAAGGTGGCTAACTCTTATAAAAAGGTAAAGGGAGATTACTCTCCCTTCTCCTTTTCCGCACGCTTGGCTTCACGCCGCGCCTTATCCTGGGCGATCTTCGCGGCTTTAGCCTTGGCCTTTTCGGCCTTTTCTGCCTGCTTGGCGTTGTAAGCGGCGATTTCCTGCTCCCGCAGTTCATAGGCGCTAATGTCCTTGCGCGGTTCAGCAACGATGACCCCGATGCGGGCATACCGCTCTTCACCATTGGCGTCTTTCAGAATGACCCCGTACTGACGATCGTTGACCTTTACGTACTCAAACGCAAAGCCTCCATCGGTCGCAAGCAGGTCTTCAAAGATACGATTACGGATGTCCATGTCGCACTCAATCTTAGTCATTAGGTGTCTTCCTTTCTGGTTTGTAGGGTGTCCTTCCCTTGATTCGTCTTGATTATATCACACTATCGGGAATTTGTCAAGAGGAATTTTCTTTTTTCTTGTTTTTATTATACTCCAATTTTTGACTTTTGTCAAATGTTGGTGGAAGTCCGCCACTCAGTCGGGGTACGCAACTCATCCTTCTGCCGCAGGGTTCCTTCCTGGTTCTCTTGACGATTGTATTATAGCACATGGTAACACATTTGTCAAGCCCTTTTTTAAAATTTGCGGCCGGCCAAGTTAGTTATAACTAACCTGGAGACAAGGGAAAAGCCACCCGAAGGTGGCTTACTCCTTGTAGGAGTAGGTATTGACAGAACCAGGAGTAACAGCAATCTCATCCGACCACAGACGCGTCACCGCGTACTGCATCTTACCCTTAGAGAAACCCTCGGGCAGAGAATCCTGAACCTCGGTGTACAGTTCGCCAAGCGTCACAGGCGCGGTAGCGCTCTTCAGAGCACCCATCACGATGTCCTTAGCCTCGGCATACTTGTCGCGGTTCGCCTGAGCCTTGGCTTCACCCTTGGACAGTTCCGCGACAATCTCAGCGCGAATCTCGTCAAGATTGTGAACAGTCTGACCATCGAGGAAGGAAACGAGAGACTTCAGAGTAGACTTACGCATAGATTAATACCCTTTCTGGTTTTTAGGAGTTTTCCTTCTCCTTTTCATTTATATTCTACCACAAGTCGTGGCAGATGTCAAGTGGTTGGTGCAACTTTTTTCCTAGCGGGGAAAGTTGCGGAAACCCGTCCACTTCCTCTCGCTGGGATTACGCGAGATTTCATGGCGACCCGTCAGTGCTCACCTCCGAGAGGTCCATCCCTTAGGAACATCTGTATTATATCACATTCCGTGGGGTTTGTCAAGTGGGTTTTTAACTTTTTTTCAAAGTTTTTTTGCGGGTGTTTCCGAACAACCATGACTTGCATGGGCGGGCGATCCGCTCCCCTTGGGGTTTCTCCCCTCACCTGACATATATAATTATACTCGAAATTCGGAAAAAGTCAATACCTTGGCGCGAAAAAAGATTGATAAGTTTTTAACAGGCGGCCGGCGCGAATACTGATGATTTAACAATCATCAGTATAACAACCGCTGTAAGGGTCAAATCCACACTCAATGTCGTATCCGTACTCCTCGTGCGCCCATGCGATTTCATCTTCTGCGAAGTCTTCGGGCGCATCGGGGTCAACGTCATCGGCGTTGAGCCAGTCTTCCCAACTCTCCCACACGGACGCCCAGTCATCGCAATCTTCCATCGGGTCATCCACATGGCACACGCCCATCTGATCGCAGTAAGGGCAATCGCCATAAGCATTCACGGGGCAGTAAGTCTTCTCGCCATTGTAGGTACCCATCTTCGCATTCCGCATTTCGTTTACCATCCTTTCGTTCTCTCTTGGAACATCTTGATTATACTACAGATTTTCAGATTTGTCAAGGGTTTTTTCGTTTATTTTTTTCCGTGCCTGTCTGCGCAAATACTTCTTAAGACGCCGCCGCGCAGGCGTGCTTTGGTCAATAATGCGGCGGCATCCTTTATCTAAGTCCCATGCGCTCAGTTCATCCATGCGCTTGTAGAGTGCTCGTTTCATATTATCGCCTCCCGATGTTTGTATTATACCATTTCGGGATTCAAATGTCAAGTACTTTTGAAAAAAATTTTCGGCCGGCGCATGTTGAAAATGGGCAATTACTTGCCCATCTTCTCCATGCATTTCAGGAAAATTTTAGCTTCGATTTCTACATCTTCAAGCCCCGTATGACTCTCTTCAAATTCGTTATCATTCATGATGTAACGGTAGAGGACTTCCGCAGTCAGGCGCGGGCGCGGTGTCTGGTGGTTGGTCATGTATCCATTCTCTTTACACCATGCGATATAGGCGGGGTCTTTTCCAAAAGTTTCCTGTGCCATCTTCATAGTGTCCAAAATTTCAATTCCATAGGGCATGAAGTAACGGCACTTGCTTTTAGTTTGATAACGAATGGTAGAGTTCAAAGCGGTGACATCAAAGCGAGCATTATGAGCAACAATTCCTTTTACTTCATACTTGTCACAAAGCGACCGCATGATTTTACGTGCCTGCCAAGTATTGACAATTGTCCGCTTATTCTGGCGCATATCTTCCAAATACTGGGGAATCTTATCGGAGAAATAAGCCTCTTCCATGGCCTCAGGCATCCCGAAAAATACATCTTCATTAACAAGGCTAACTTTTTCCAAAATGGTTCCTTCGTCATTCATAACCATCATACCGACATCATAAGCCTGCCCATTAGTCGCATCGACCTTGCCATCAAGGGAAGAATTGGCAGTCTCACAATCAGTAAACAGATAATTCATTGGTAGTTCTCCTTTCGGTTTGGGAGGTTTCCTTCCTCGTTTCTTCTATATTATACCTCGCGCCAAGTCTTTTGTCAAGACTTTTTAAAAAGATTTTTGTTGGCACGAGCAGGGTAGTTTCCTACCCTTATTCACGATAGTCATCATAGATTTCAATGTTATAAGGAGTGGCCGCGATTTCGTGCGCGTCTACATCATGAGAGCAACTTTCTTGAATGATGTCAGTATTTTCATTGAAAGCAAAGTTCCATCCAATAATCAAAGGATGTCTTTGCTTGCGCATAAAATTCACTAATTCTTCAATGGTAGAAAAGTCTTTTATGCCAATGTAATTGTCAGAAGAAGTACGCGTGATGACAAATTTCATAATAAGTCCTTTCTGGTTTGGGAGGTATCCTTCCTCTTTACAATTGTTATTATACCACATTCGCGCGAAAAGTCAAGGGTCTAAGGAATTTTTTTTAAGTTAGAGGCATCTAATTCGCGCCGGCTAAACCAAATCAGACATTATCTGATTTGGCCTTGCGCCATGGCTCCAGTTTTGTGATAGTCCGTGTCATATACCAATACTTCCATCTTTCATCCTGTTTAGTTTTAAATACGATGCCATCGACTGCATTCAGAATTTCCTTGACCTCTGTATTAAGAGGCACATACTTTTTGAACTCCCGAATCGCATATTCAATATCCAGACAGTACATTGTGTTCCTCCTTTCTTTTACATCCATATTATATCATACTTCTGTAAAATGTCAAGGGGTTTAGGGAATTTTTTTTTCGGCCGGCCGAAAGGGCTTACGCCCTCTCATCCATGATATTGAAATCATCGGGTTCACGGACAAAGCCGCAAGTGTTATCGATGAACACGAACCCATCCTGCCGCGCTTCGGCGATCAGACTGTTCATCTTCTCCTGAAGCTCTTCCTTGCGCATCTTGCGATTCCGAATCTTACGCAACTCTACGATAATCGTAGCGAGTTCCTCCGCGGTCATGTCATCCGTGTCAATCACAATCCTGCCAATCCTCATTTTGGCTACCTTCCTTTCTGTTCCCTCTCGGAACATCTATAATATATCACACTATGGGGCATTTGTCAAGGGGTTTTGTGAAAAAATTTGCGCCGGCGCGCTTAGTTATAAAAGTATAGGGGTCACTCCTGTGACCCCTTGGCTTTCGCCTTGGCAATTTTTGCCTGTTTCTTGGCCTCTGCTGCGGCGTGCTTTTCCGCGCGCTCCTTGCAGTCCATGGCGTACATATCCGCGGCGGCATAACCATCATACGGAACGTAGCCACCTTCGCCATTACGAGTGCCACGCGGGACGCTAACCTTAATCAGGATAAATTTCTCGTTGCCCTCTGCGTCAAGCACAGGCACCGCGAGTTCGCTTGCGCTCACGGCAAGCGCGTCAGAATCGTAGTCCTCATTGACCATCTTAGAGATAGCGGAGAGGAAGTCGTTGCGGAGAGCGGTTTCAAGCTGAGCCTTAGTCATGGTATCAACCACCTTTCTTTTTTGTACCTTGATTATACCTCAAATTTTGAGATTTGTCAAGTATTTTTTTAAAAAAATTTTTTGTTATATTTTCAGAACGGCGGCCGGCCCGAGTTAGTTATATCTAACTGGTATGTAAAATAAAAGGGCCGAAGCCCTTTTATCACGCCTTGAGGGTGTAAGTATTGACCTTACCCTCAATCTTGGCGATGGAATCAGTCCACAGCCGAGTGACCGCGTACTGGAGCTTGCCCTTCGTGAAGCCCTCGGGCAGCTCGTTCTCCAGCTCCGTGTACAGCTCTCCCAGCGTCACGGGCGCAGTCAGAGCCTGCATGGTAGCAAGGACAGTTTCCTTAGCCTGCTCGTACACAGTAGCATTCGCCTGAGCCCGAGCCGCACCCTTAGCCAGCTCAGCGTTCAGCTCGTCACGCACAGCCTGCGCATCGGGAGTGTCGATGTTAGCAATCAGGGACAGGATGGTGTTCATGGTGGTCTTAGTCATGGTATTAATTCCTTTCTGGTTTGTGGGGTTTTCCTTCCCCTCTTTACGTGCTTATTATAGCACTTGTTGGTGGGCTTGTCAAGCCCTTTTTAAAAATTTTTTTGCGCTCATCATACCAACCTCGGACTTCCAAGCGCTGTCCTGCTGCTGCCTCACATTTATATCCCGCAAAGTATGACTTCGGCTTGCGGTGGGTTCATCGGAAAGGGCTTACTGACTCTCATGGGTCTCACCCGCTCGGCTACCCGATGTTCGGGCTCTGCCTTCCCTCACCCTGTGCCTGTATTATATCACAGGCGGTCGGTTTTGTCAAGGGGTTTTCCAAACTTTTTTGAGCGAGCATTCTTTGAAGTGACCCGTTAAACACTTCCATTTAAGGCTTACTTATCGCCTGTAGGCGCCCTGTGAAGGGGTTCGCTCTCCTCTTGACGTATTCATTATAGCACAGGATTTGCTGTTTGTCAAGGGTTTTTGTTCCAGGGCGGTGGCGACTTTCACGCTCTTAGGTTCATGCATAAACCCGTGGTACTTTCCATCCTTGATGGCGCGCCGTATCTCGGTTGGTTCCCTCTCCCTTGGAACAATTGTAGTATACCACAAATTCAGAAAAAGTCAAGAGGTTTTTGAAAAAAAAGATTGATAAGTTTTTCACAATTTTGGCCGGCTGATTAAGCCGCAGGCGTCAGCACCTTACGCACGGCCCACGGCTTATGGCTAATAGCTGTACGAATAGCCGCCGCGTGGCTTGCATCTGCAAGTGTGAAATACCGTACCGTTCCAACGATACCGCCGCAGTAAATTTCATACATAGTCTTCATAGGAGCACTTCCTTTCTGTTGATAGCAATATTATACCATGAAAATGCTACGTTGTCAAGTACGATTTTGGCCGGCTGAAAAATGGGATAATCTGGCAATTATCCCTTATAAAGGAGAAGGAGGAAGTATAAATTTAAAATTACGCTTGACATGTGCATCATGACATCATTGATATGCCGATGCTGGGAGAGGTCTTTACATACACCGAAGAGCGCAATCGCAAGGCCGAACCATGATACTTGAAGGCCGAAGAGCATAATTAGAATTACATTAAGAATAGTAATTCCGCACCGCACATCATTCCATTCAAAGCGATAAGCAGTTTCGATGCCAAACCAGTTTTTAACCGTCTGCATTTTTATTCTCCTTAAAATGATTCGTAACCTTTATCTTCAAAAGCGTTACACAGTAAACTTAGAATTTCTGGGCTAATTTCATACATCTGACGCAAGGCTTTGCCATTTGCTTTAGTAAGTGTAGAGCCATCCATTCCTGATACATATTGCGCAAGTGTTTTAATCATATCTTCGTAGTCATACGTAATACTATGATCTTTACACCATTTTTGAATCATTTTCAATCCATCCTTTCTGTCCCTTGAGACAATGTTATTATACCATAGATACGGAGAAAGTCAACATTTAAATTGTTACAATTTTATTAAATGTGCCGGCGGAAAAGTAGACCGAAGTCTACTTTTTTCTCAGTCAACAATAGATTTTACTGATTTGGTATTTTTTATAAGGCGATGAAGACGATCACACCACCCGCTTGCTTCTTCATCATGATAAAAGCGCCACATAGTAAAGGGATTTCGGATATGATAGAAGTCCCAACCATATTTAATACGATACCATTTCATTTTTCATTCATCCTTTCTGTTCCTTTGGAACAATCTTATTTTATCCATTTAGGGTCTACATCACAAAAAAGAATAAGGTCGCCATCACAGTCAAGAAAAAATTCATCTGATTCTGATTCCCCTATACGCACATAATCGCTTTCATTATAAACATATACCTCTGCATCTTGTGGGAAATCTAATAATTTTTTTCTTAATTCCTTTACTGTCACTGTACATTGCTCCTTTCCGTTCCCCTTGGAACATCTGTATTATAACATGGTTATAGGAAAATGTCAAGAGAAAAATTATTACATTTTTGTTAAGTGCGCCGGCGGAAAGTAGACTGAAGTCTACTTATGCCATTTCGTCCATAAACAAATCTTTTAAAGTTGTTTCAACTAAGCTAATATAGGTAGAATCTTCATTGAAGTTAGCATCAAAGAACATGAATGCGTTTTGAAAAGATTCAAATTCATCTTTCGTCTTGCACTCATCTTGCAATTCAAGGAAACGGGTGAGCGCGTGATTCAACTGAAAATAATGTTCAGTATAGGTTTCACCATGGTAGTTATAAAGATTGATTGTATAGACCTTCGTTTCCATATCCATTGTGTTTTCCATCCTTTCCGTTCCCTTTGGAACACTTGTATTATAGCACAGAGAGAAGGACTTGTCAACCCCTTTTCTAAAAAAAATTGCCGGCGCGTTAGTTATATCTAACTCTCCAATAAAAAAATTCCTCCCCGAAGGGAGGAGAAGTGGGCTTTACGCCTTGCGGGCGTAGGTATTAACCTTGCCCTCGACCTTCACCAGATCGTCCGCCCACAGGCGGGTCATGGCGTACTGAAGCTTGCCCTTGGTGAACCCGTCAGGAAGCTCATGCTCAATCGCATCGTACAGTTCGCCGATGGTCACGGGAGTGGTACCCAGATTCTCCATCACGACCGCCTTCGCGGCATCGTACAGAGAAGCGGTAGCGGTAGCCTTCGCGGCGTTCCGATTCAGCTCCTTCTCAAACTCAGCGAGAATCTCAGCATTGTCGAAGCCATTGGCGGTCAGGAAGTTGTAGACGACGGAGTAGGTGTTCTTCTTCATAGTGGAATGCCTTTCTGGTTTGGGAGGTTTTCCTTCCTCTGTTGTGTATTCATTATAGCACATTGTGCTGATAATGTCAAGGGGTTTTTGAAATTTTTTTTGATTCTCGTTCGAGAAGGTTGCCACTTATGCTTGTGGGCTTGGGGGATCGGTCCCAACCTTCTCGTTCTTTCAGAGGGCGATCCGCTCTCCCTCTGACATGATTTATTATATCACAGTTTCAGGAAAAGTCAAGGGGTTTGAAAAAAATTTTTTTAATTTATATTTATATAATCAAATTGCGGGCCGGCCAAAAATGCGCCCGCATGGGCGCGAATTGGTCAGTCATCATAGTATTTCTTATACTTCGGTTTCTTGAAACGCTTGTCGGGAATCACTTTGGTTACGGGATTTACCGCGCCCCAATCTTTCCGAATGCCCTTATAGATTTCGTAATTTGTTTTTACCTTATTCTTCGCTTTCATTACTGTCATCTCCTTTACGCTGTTATTATAACACGGTTTCGGGATTTTGTCAATAGTTGTAGGGAGGATAAATGCGCATTTTGTTATTTTTCTCTTTTCGCTGATGTTCGTATTCAATCACTTCATAAAGCGGAATAATTCCTAATCCGAATAGCGCGATGAGCAATCCGCCAATTGGCCCAATAAGAGCCGCCCCGCCAACAATGCCAGTCATTACCAATGCCCCACTCAGAATCATCAGGCTCATGATGTCTCCTCCTCTCAAGTTCAACTATATTATACCATACTATTATCTAAAAGTCAAGAGTTAAAAAAATATTTTTTGGGCCGGCTCGGCGGGCTCTCACAGAGCCCGCAGGATTTCCATCATGTCTTTGGGGTCATAGGCGTTATTGCCCCAGTTTGCGCGGTTTGGCTCTTCATCGTCAAAGAGGATTCCGCCACCCGTTGCTACCTTCTTATCAGTCCCATAAGGAACGATTTTTACGGCGTCCCACTTAACGCTGTGAAGGTGCTTATTCAGCCAGTTTAGTTTGGCGCTTGCCACTTGCGCGTTGTAGCTCGCGTTGCCATTTTTTGCAGTCCAGCTAATGATTCCGAGCTTATATCCCAGCCGCTGGAGCTTATTCAGCTGCCGCGCCAGCTGGCTCATGTTCAGCATGACAGCCGCCAGCTCATAGGGGCGAGTGCGCTCCGCGCGCAGGTCCGCAAGCCATCCATCCACCGCATACAGATTGGCGATTGTTCCATCCATGTCGAACCAGATTGTCATCTTTCGTGCCCTCCTTCTTTGGGGTACTTGTATTATACATCATGGGCAAGTTTTTGTCAAGGGGTAAAATGATTTTCGTAAAGTTTTCGTAGGCCGGCTGGCCGGCCGGCTGAAAAGTGACGGAGCGCCGTCACTCATGGCTAAGCCAATGGTCAATCATTTCAGGGGAAAACCATCCGCTGTACTGGGCATCTATAATTTCATCATCAAAGATGATATCTGTACTTGCGGAGGATAGCGTCAGGGTAGCGACGTCACCCGCCAACCAGTCTTCTCCATCGTAGAATACCCAAATATTGCCATTGAAGTCAATGCATATGATTTCATCATCATTAGTTTCAAGTACAATAGTTGTGAGAGCATAAGTATTTTCAGCAAGCGCGGGAAGGGTCAGGGTCAGAAGGGCAAGAGTTAGAATCAGAATCTTTTTCATGTGATACCATCCTTTCTTCTACCATATTATAGCATACGTTGTGCGTGCTGTCAAGTGGTAACCTCACGCGACCAGTCGCGCGAGGGTTCTTTCGTTGGTCAATTCGGCACCGTCCATTTTAATCTGTACTTGCTCACCGTCAAGAGTGATATCGCCCGCCACATTGAAAGGCACGCTGTCCTTGACCCACTTTTCAGTGGTCAGGGTTTCAGTGATAACCCGCTCGAACCGTTCGCCTTTGTTGTACTTGTCATCTGTATCCAACAGAGACGCGGAGCCCAGTAAAACCGCCTGACCATTTTCTACCATTGCTTTGCGATTAGCGGCGGAGAGTTTTACCCGGATTTTTGCCCAACCGCCCCGCTTAGAGGACATGTGGTCAAGATGAAGAAATTCATCGGCGATGTGCGCGCTTTTCACATAGTAGAGCAGGCCGTTTTGAACGAAACCGATAATGTACGCGGTGGCGGCGGAGAGGGCATCGTAGGTGGCAATCATTTCGTTGCGGGTCATTTTCGTTCGCTCCTTTCTCTTTGGAACATCTGTATAATATCACAAGAGACCCGGCTTGTCAAGGGGTTTTTAAAATTTTTTTTGGCCGGCTAAAATGAAGCTGGTCAGGCTGTCAGCCTGGCCAGCGTTCTTTCGTTGGTGAGCTCAGCTCCATCGAGCTTGACTTGAATCTCAACCCCGTCCACCCGGATGTCACCAGCCACCCAGAAGGGGACGCTATCCTTGACCCAGCGCTCAGAGGTCCAGCGCTCTGTCAGCTCCCGTTCGAAGTTCTCACCTTTGTTGTGGGCGGGGTCCTTCGTGAGCAGGTCCTCAGCTCCCAGCCGTTCCGCCGTGGCGCTCAGCTTTGCACGGTCCTCAGCGGTCAGCTTAATGCGAATCTTGGCGAATCCGCCCCGCTTGGAGCTTGCCCGGTCAAGCTTGAAGTACGTGCTCAGCTTTTTAAAATCCATGCGCGCAGCGTACAGGGCGTGCTCATAAATGAACCCAAGCGCATATTCATGGGCTGCCGACGCGGTGTTGTAGCGGATTTCCATTTCCTGCTTATCCATGGTGTCCTCCTTCTGTCCGGTGTTCCTTCACCGTGACTAAAGTATATCACACCCGGTCGAAAATGTCAAGGGGTTTTTGTGAAAAAAGCAAAAAAAATTTTTTTTAAAAAAGTGGTACTTCGGGGCTTGACATATTGCTTTTTGTGTGCTATAATACGGATGGTGGAAGAGGCCCATTAAAAAATGGGTTCACTTTTACACTTTAATGCGCTAAAGTGCAGGAGCTGGCATTTGATTACATTACATGTAAAATTTTCCAGTCGCCGGCTTGTGTAATCTGGTCACCCAGATAATACATGGTTAGTCATAACTAACCCGGTGCTCTAGTAGCCGGCCAGTTTTTTGACTTTGACTGACTTTGACCTTCGCCGGGAGTTAGAGGCGTCTAACTGGTGCCTGGACCCCTCCCGATCATATCCAACCTCGTCCCCTTGGGGAGTCCTCAACTGTAACTATAATATACACCATTAAAGCGAATTTGTCAAGCCCCCTTTTTGAAATTTTTTTCTTTAGCGCTTTAGCGCGCTAAAGCACCGGATCCCGCGCACGCGTATATAAAGGAAAGAAAAAAGTTTCAAAAAATTTCAAAAAGGGGTTGACAAGCCGGTTGATCTATGGTATACTCTAATCACGGTGAGGGAAGCCCACCGAATAAAGAAAAGTGAGGGACACAAAAATGACGGTTCGTGAATTGATTGAGGCTCTGCAGGCGATGGATCAGGACGCGGTTGTGGTTTTTCCGGACACCTACGCGATGGAAGAAGGTTGGGGCGCCGATCACGCACACGCGGTGCTTACCGTATACGATGTGATGATGGACAAGAAGGGACGCGCTCACCTGCTGGGTGACGAAGACGAAGAATAAGAAGGGCGGGAGCCCTTCTTTTTTTATCACTTTTGATCATACTTTAAAGCGTGAAAGTAGCCGGCTGAAGAAGTTAGAGGCCACTAGCTCAGGGGCGGACCCCTTGTGAGCCTGTCCAACCTCGACCCCATGGGGTGTCCTCGACTGTACCTGTATTATAGCATGCCGGCGCGAATATGTCAACCCCTTTTTGAAAAATTCTTTTGAAAATTTTATTTAAAAATGGGTTGACATTTGCACCGGATTGTGCTATTATATATTTGCGAGAGGGACAAGAGCCCGCCGCAGGAAGGAAGTAAATGCAATGTATAAAACTGTTTGGATGATTACTGATGAAAGTGACGCGGGTGTGGTTAAAACTGAATTGACTTTTTACCACTTTGGAAAAAATCCTAAATTTCCCAATTGGTACATGGAAGAAAATCATGCTTATGAAATTGAAATGATTTGGAATTTTCATCTAATTGTCCGCCCTTCTATCTTCTTCAAATGTCTGACCCATCAGTATATTGTGAAGTGAAATATAAAAAGGGGGTTGACATTTTCACCGGATTATGGTATACTATAGGCGTAAAGAGAAGGAGGCGGCAAGCATGGGCAAAATCGTGACGGTGGAAAAATATGGTAAGTGGTGGTACACAGTGGTGCGGGAAGAGGGCAAGACCGAAAATCTGATTCTGGCATCTTTTTCCAGGAAGAAAATAGCACTTGAGTGTCGTGACAAGTGGGCGAAAATGTACGGCTATATGGTGGGGTGACCCACCATTATTTTTTCATAAGAGTTAGTTATAACTAACTTATGTTTTCACTTCCCCCTGTCTCTCCATTCCCCGGTGCAATTGTATTATAACACGGCCGGCCGCGTCTGTCAACCCCTTTTTAAAAAAAACTTTTTTGAAAAAATCGCTTGACAAGCCGGAGGAAGTATGTTATAATACAGACGTACTAAAGGAAAGGAGTTTACACCATGAAGGACATGCTTCGCAAGCTGGCAAACAATGAAGGACTGACACTGGTCAGGGGCAAGCCCGTAACGTACAAGACGGGCTATCAGGTTGCCGATTATGGCGTCGAGTGCAAAACGGTCGATGAAGCCGCGCAGGCGGTTGAAAACATGGGCGGCACGTGCGGCGTGTGGCTGTCGGATGGAATCTTCTACATTGATCACTCTTTCAGAGTTGAAACAAAGCACGAAGCCCTCCGAATTGGAAGAGAGCACGCGCAAATCTCGGTTCTGAAATGGTCGGATATGACGCTTGTCTACTGCTGACAAGCGTCAAATTTTTTTCAAAAAAGTTTTAAAAAGTGCTTGACATTTGCCCGGTCTTGTGGTATTATATAGTCACAGGGAAGGAAGCCCTGCACGAAAGGAAGGTAAGAATCATGAGCGTGAACATCAACAACATGCCCGCTACCGCCCGCACATGGATTGTCGCCCGCGAGGTTGACGGAGAGCTCTGGTATTACGGAAGCTGGGAGAAAAAGGAAAAGGCGCAGGAAGTCGCTTGGGAAGTCGGTGGAATCGTGGTGGAAAATGAGGACTGAAAAGTCCTCTTTTCTTTTTGCTGGCCGGCTAAAAAGTTTTTTGAAAAGGGCTTGACAATCGCGCCGGATTGTGCTATTATACTTACGGGGAGAGAATCCCACAAAAAGACGGAGGGCAAGACAATGTTTGACGAAAAGGTTGACATGGTGCTGTATATGGTAGAAAATGGCTGGCTGGTCCTGTCGGACGGTGAAACGGTGGAGGACTTCGCCGAAAAGGCGGATTATGAGAACCTGCTGGCATGGTGGCGGTTCTTCTGTGAGGGCTGAAAAGTCCTCAATTTTTTTTGAAAAAAGGCTTGACATTTGGGCCGGGTTGTGGTATTATATAGTCACGGGGAAGAACCCCGAGAAAGGAAGGAAAAGCAATGGAAGAGCGCGAAGTGTGGAGCATGACCGAGGAAGACCTGGAAAACGAACAGGACTGGTACGACATGACGGAGGAAAATCCGGAGGACGCGCTGGGGATGGACTGGTGGGGAGAGTGAGGGCAAAAGCCCTCACTTTTTTTTGAAAAAAGACTTGACAGGCGCGCGCAAGTATGCTATAATATAGACAGATGAAGGGGAAGCCCGTCGGACCAACGGCGAAGCTGCGTATTTTTAAAAAAATGGAAACGATTGCTAAAATACTATGGTTAGTTATAACTAACTCATGCGGATTATAAAAGAGACGCTTTCGCGTCTCTTGCCACCGCTTGCCCCTGCCCGCGATTGTGTCGCCTGGCATCTTCGGGGGTGTGGGAGTGTGGCCCTCCCTGTGACTATAATATACCACAATATCGCTCATTTGTCAAGAGAAAAAATAAAAAAATTTTTCCCGGCAGATACTTGACATTTTGCCGCAAGTGTGGTATATTATAGGTGCAGAAAGGAAGGTGCTTTGAATGAAGATCTGGTTCGATATGGACGGTACGGTCGCTGACCTCTACGGCGTGAAGGATTGGCTTCCCTCCCTGCTCGCGGAAGATACTCGCCCCTATGAGATCGCCAAGGGAATTGGCAATCTTTCCCTGATCGCCCGCCTGCTGAATAAGGTGCAGAAAAACGGTTATGAGATCGGGATTATCTCTTGGACTTCTAAGAACGGCTCTCCCGCCTACAATGCGCGGGTTATGGCCGCCAAGTATAAGTGGCTTGCGGAGCACCTGCCGTCTGTTGACTGGGATTGCGTGCGGATTGTGGCCTACGGCACGAACAAGCGGGAAGTGACGGGCGGCGGCATCCTGTTCGATGATGAAGAGGGCAATCGCAAGGCATGGGGATACGGTGCTCACGAACCCGCTGAAATCGTGAAGGTGCTGAAGGAACTGACCAGATAAGACAATGTCTTATCTGGTTTTTTGGCCGGCTAAAAAAATTTCAAAAGGTGCTTGACAAAAGCGCCTTTTTGCGTTATACTATAGATGCACCGGAGGGAAAGACAGGGGAGAGTGCGCACCCTGGTTAGATGCATCTAACTACTATAGAAATATAAGAGTTAGACATAACTAACTCATATCCGCACTCTCCCCTGTCCCTCCCCTCGGTGCACTTGTATTATAGCATGGGAAGGCTGTTTTGTCAACCCTTTTTTTTGAAAAAAATAAAAAAAGTTTTTTCAAAAAAGTGTTGACATTTTCGCCGGGTTGTGTTATTATATACTCACAGGGAGGGACAAGAGCCCGACCGAGAAAGGAAGGAAAGAAAATGAAGTACAATGTAAAGGGCATTATTTGGCCGATGGGATACATGGTGGAAGTTGACATGGATTTCGATACGATCGAAGAAGCCGAAAAGTACTGTGCGGATAAAAAAGCGCACATGTGCGGTGAGCAGTTTGTTATTACGCCTTACATGGCGTAATAGCAAGCGAGGATCCTCCCCCGAAAAAAGATTGAAAAAAGTTTCAAAAAAGTGTTGACAAGCCGGACAAAGTATGATATACTAACATCGTTGAAAGGGAAAGGAAAATCCCAAACACCAGAAAGGACACGAAAATGACCACCACCATGATGAAGAAGATCGCCGAAGCCAAGGCCATGACCGCCGCCCTGTCCCCTGAAGAAGGGAAGGTTTTCACCCCCACCACCTACGAAGAAATGCGGTTCTACTGGAAGGCCGCGACTCCCACTTGGACGACTCTGAAGAAGTACGCCGCGGAGATTGGCTTGGTGGCTGAGGTTCGGGCCGCGGAGTGGCACTCTGATGGTTCTATGCTGGCCGCCTTGTCCGGGATCGCCGAGGGCACTGTCTACCACTACACCGTTTATCGATTCGAATAAGAAGGCGAAAGCCTTCTTTTTTATGCCCTATGAGTTAGTTATAACTAACCGCACTATTATAAAATCATAAGAGTTAGATATATCTAACTAATGGTTGCACTCTCCCCTGTCCCTCCCTCTCTCGGTGCGACTATAGTATATCATGCTTTCGGGAAAATGTCAACCCTCTTTTTACAAAAAACTTTTTAAAAAGTTTTTAAAAAGTGCTTGACATACTGGCCGGTCTGTGTTATAATACAATTGTCCCGAGGGGATAGAAAAGAACGGAGGAACAAGACAATGACGGAGAATATGAAGAACAAGGTGGAAAACCTGCGGAAGGCCCTGAACGGCGAAAAGGTAACCTATGAAAAGCTGGCGCGGATGGTCGCGGGCAATAAAGATTTCCCTTCTATGTCTTCCCTGCACAAGTACAAGATGCTGGTGCTGGTGGATGAAGAAGTGTGCGAGGACACGATGGAAGAATGGGAATATGACTATCAGAGGGGCGAGGGTCTGGACGATATGGTCTGGGATGAAGCGCGGGGTCTGTACGTTGGATATTTCACAGTGAAGTGGTATAGGGTGTGAACCCTGTACCATATTTTATATTTTCATATGGGTTAGTTATAACTAACCGTATTATTATGGTTCTATAGTTAGACATGTCTAACTTGTGCTTGCACTTTCCCCTGTCCCTCGTCCTGTGCGCCTTGATTATACCACACGTCGGCAAGTCTGTCAAGCCCTTTTGTAAAAAATTTTTCGCGCGAAAGCACTTGACAAGATACACCGGAAGTGCTATAATCAAGATGCCAAAGAGAGGAGGCACGGACGATGCAGAAGGTCACGATGAAGGTCACCACGATGGAAGAGTACAAGAAGGCGCTTGAGTACCTGGACCGCCTGGACTATATCGCCGAAATGGCTGATGACTTCACGGCATGGAAACGCGAGAAGAACGCGGTCGCGCGCAAATATGCGGAATTGGCAGAAAATGCCAAAAAGGCTGGGCTGATCTGAGTTTAAAAAAATCCTAAAAACTTTTTAAAAAAGTACTTGACAAGCCGGCAAATCTGCGGTATAATAAAGCCATCAAAGAGAGGAGGTCACGAAGATGACTGATTGGTACTGGAACGCTGAGAACCACGAGGAAGACTGGAAGGAACTGCAAGAACTCCTCCACATGGAAGAGGAAGAAGAAGGTCAGGCGAAAGCCTGACCTTCCTTTTCTTTGGCGATGATTGTTAAAAATTTAACAATCCATGGAAGCGCGCGACCGCGCCGATACCAACTGTTATCTTTCTAGAAAAATGTGGTTAGTTATAACTAACTCGCTCGGATTGTTAAAACTTTAACAATCGGTGGACCTATGCGCCGAAGGCGCGCCGGAGGAGCACACGCCGGAGGAGAAAAAAAGTGCTTGACAAATTGCCTTTTATCGTATATAATAATGGTGCACCGGAACGGAGAGACCGGGGAGAGTGAAACCATGAGTTAGTGTTCTCTAACTCTTATTATTTCATAACCTTTCGCGCGGCTGGAAAATTTTCCCAAAAATTACAGAAAATTTCCTCTTGACAAATTGCCCGACCTATGGTATTATACTCACGGGAAGAAATCCCGGACTGAAAAGGAGGACGCAAGCAATGACTATCCGCGAATACTTTGATGACCTGTACATGGTGGAAGACTTCGACGACGCTGCTGATTATGAGATGACGATCTACCGTTGCATGGAAGAAGACGAAGACGACTTCACGGTATGGGCAATTGAGAACGGTATCGACCTTCACGCCACCACCGTGGTGATGGGCGAAGAAATCCCCGTCTTGACTCTGTGGTGCTGGGACATGTGCGGAGACTGAAAAGTCTCCGCTTTTTTGAAAAAAAGTGCTTGACAAATCGGCCGGCCTGTGGTATTATACTCATGGGGAACAAAGAACACTAAGGAGGACACCACAATGACGCTCGAAACCATGACCACCCTGTACAACCTCTTCTCCGCGGCCCATGCTTACATCCTCGGTTTTGTCCTCTACGGTCGCGTGTACTACGTGCCCATGGACTTCAAAACGCTGTGTCAGTACTGCAAGCTGGATCACGCATCCTCCGCGAAAGGCGGCGGCGCAAAAGTCCGCATCAAGATTCGCGCGAAGGAAAAGCAAAACCTCCTGCGGGCGGCGCGACTGATTGGCCTTGAAGATGAGTTAGTCGGCCTCGGAAAGAACCTCGGAGATAACTTCGAGAGGATGGTCACCGAAAAGCTCGCCGGGCAAAAGTGGCACAAAGATTCAACCCCATTCAACCTCGCCGGAGATGTGAGAATCAACGGCACAGAGATACAAGTCAAGTTTGACGGTGCAACGCTGGTAACACAGAAGACGCTCGAAAGGCTCACCGCGGAAGGGTGAGTCTTTCTTCTTTCATAACCACTTTAGCGCATTAAAGCGTGTAAATGACTGACTTACTGACTTCACTTCTTTTTCACACTTTAGTGTATTAAAGTGCGCGCACATTGTTAAAAAATTAACAATCGATGGACTTCCATTATTTGGTAATACTGGGGGTTTATGTGCGTTAGACCAGAAATGACAAATCGTTTGGAGGGAGGGGGACTGGTCAGTAAAAATGATGTTCTATCTGGTATCTGGAAAATGGAGGGTGGCCCGCAACCCGTTGAAATATAAGGGTTTGCGGGTTTGACAGTAGCTCCCAGCGCAAACCCAGCAGCCCGGGGCTAGCTTTTGGGATTTAAACATGTATAATTTGGTAATAATTGGAAGCGCTCCCCATCTCCCACCAACTTTTTATTTTTTAAACTCAAATATTTGACAAATAAAAACCTTATATGATATAATATAATTAAATGGAGGTGATAATATGGCTAAAAAACCATATTCACTAGATTTCTCCATTGCTCGTGATACTGAAAGAGTTAAAGCGGTGGAAGAAATTCTAGACACATTAAATCGAGATCCCTCGGCTTCCGAGTTGGAACAAATGGCCTCCTATATCTTGTACGGCAAGGATGAAAACGGATAGAATGCAATTTAGCGTAATGAAACACTTGATAGCGATAAACGATACAAAAATTATAAGACAAAAGATGATAAATTACAGTCCTTGGATGAGATTATGGAAAGCCCCACGTTTGATGAGTAGCAATTAAAATCAGCATATAAGCGTAGTTCATATACAGTCCCACGGCCGCACATAAGTCGACCGCGCTACGACCGCAAAACCGGCGAATTGATTGATCCTGGGGACTCAATCGTACCGGGTATGATAGAGCAGTGGGAAATTATTGATAGATGGCAGCGAATGCTTGATGTCGCGCAAGGCCGCATAGCTCCCAATGAATCAGATACTATTGTATCTGACCCCTACCGCATTTATTAGTTAAAGCATAATTTAATTGATTTGCGGCGGCACCAATACTATCTAAAAGATTCATATAGCCCTGAAATTCATTTCGCGGGCATTGATCACCCAAAAACTCAATTTTATGATTGGACAAGCAATTCGCAATATTGGATTTCGCGCGAAGAATGGGAAAAGCGCGTAAATCATAGCTATACATCACGTATTTCTAAAAATATTGCCGACTATGAGGTGCGCGGTGATTAGGTACTTTGGGTATGTTGCGAGCACACCTTTGATTGGGAAAACCCTCGCCACGTTCGCGCGCTACTTACTCATTATCACACCCTATATGAGGCGTTGCGCGACAAATTGGATACCTATGGCCGCATTCTCTTATGGGACTTTGATCGCTATGTTGAAATGTGCAATTTTAGTGAGTTGCGTATCTTTATAATTGACTAGCGCAAATTAGGCATGTCATATGATGATATTCGTGAAGCCATTGCCACGCATTTTAATATTTCTTACAGCCCAAATTACATGGCCGCAATTATTGGTACAGAAATCCCCAATAAAATTGCCCGAGTGGCACGTATGCATCGTCTAATAGTAGAAACGCCTAGCATTAATAAGAAAACGTGTAGATTATGCGGCCGTTCATGGCCTCGTGATAACTTATTTTTTAGCCGCAACTCTTCTCGTCCTGATAACCTTGCGCCGATTTGTAAACAATGTGAACGAAAAGAACGAATCCGTAAGGGGGTGACAAGCGATGCCGATCTCCGAACCAAAGACCCAACGTTGTATTAAGTGTAAACAAGAACGGCCCTTATTTCAATTCCCCGCGACAAAATCCAAATTCTTTCCTCATAATAGGTCGTATTTGTGTATTCCATGCCTAGAAACAATGGTTAAAGCGGATAATTTGGGCGAAGTTGATCGATTGTGTTAGTGGCTAGATATTCCTTTTGATTTAAATAAATGGACACAACTGTATGCATAGCATCAAGACAAAACACTTACTGCGTATATTAATTTAATTTAGGATGACCATTATGATTAGTTGCATTGGAGTGATGAAAACGAGCGTTGGCGACTGGCTCGCGCCGAAAATACCATCGATGATGAAATTAAGGCTTTGAGTGATGCAAAATTAAAGCGCTTGAGAAAAACTTGGTCTGCCGCATATAAGCCAGAACAACTACTATGGCTAGATAATTTCTATAATTAGATTGTAGCTACACAGAATGTCTCAACTCCTATTTTACAGGAAAAGGCTCGTGACTTTTGTGAACTTTAGCTGCATATCAAAGAAGGATTGCGCGCGAACGTTGATGTCTCTAAAATGATGAAATAGGCAGATGATATTGTTAAAACTTATCACTTTGAGGCATCCAATGCTAAATCCGCAGCAGACTTTGAATCGGTCGGAGAATTAATGGTTTACTATGGGAAGAAAGGATGGCATCCTAATTGGCATACAGAGCCGCAAGATTCCATAGACTTCATGATGGAGAATATTTAGAATTATTTGAAACGTTTGGTAATGAATGAAGGTAATTTTGCGGAGCAAGTAGAAGATAAGCGGGCGCGCTATAATATGACAGAGCGGCTGGAAGAAATTGAAAATGAAAAGGTCGAGTTTGACGAAACCGCAGATGTGGAATATGAAGGCGAAGAAGATTTATCCGCTGAGCTCTAGGAGAATGATAACAATGAATGAGTTTGCTATGCGCGACAATATTCCCATAGAAAAAGGTGTAGTGCTTACGCGCGAATATTTAGATGCAAATTAGGAATTGTTCACAAAATATTTAAACTTTTGGATTAAATATCCTGATTTGTGGTTAGATGCGATTCAAGACTCTACCGATGCAAAACATTTTCATCTGATGCCATTTTAGCGCGTTGAATTGCGCGCAGCCATGCGTTATAGATACACATTCTGGACTGCTACACGTGCTACTTCTAAATCATTTACGGCTTACCTCAGCGCGATCGTGCGCGCGGTGTTACTTCCCGGCTCAACAATTATGATTGCTTCAGATACTAAAGGAACGGTTATTAAGATTGCTGAAGCCAAGTTTGAAGAAATTTTCAGACATTGGCCGCTATTGCGCAAAGAGTTAAAGACCCGCGCTGATGACGGAAAAACCGGCCAAAAATCAAGTACGAATTATTATGAGCTATATTTAAAAAACGGCAGTATGATTTCAGTTGTATCCAAAGATACATCGCGTGGATTACGTGCAACAGCAGCTATTCTAGAGGAGTGTGCATTAATTGATGAGGTTCCGTTTAACGAAGTGCTATGGCCGCAAATGAACATTAAGCGGCGTGAGGTAGACGGTACTTTAAATCCTGACGAGCCAGCGTCAGCACAAATCTTTATTACCACGGCTGCGGAACGTACTGTCTTTATGTATCAAAAGCTAATTGAAGTTACTATTAATGCCGTTTTGCGGCCGAAGGAATACTTTTCGTGGGGCCTCTCTTATGAAGTTCCTCTTCATTACGGTTTATTAGACAAGGCAACCTTAATGGACTAGAGATATTCTAATACTGTAAGTGAAGATTCTTTTGCGCGTGAAAGCTTGAGTATTTGGTCGGGTAGTTCCAAAGATGCTTGGTTAGACTCTCGTCGCTTAAATCGGCATAGATCACTACTTAAATGTGAACGTCAAGCTATTAATATCTTTAATGAAAATATCTTCTATGTAATTGGTATTGACGTTGCGCGCTATAGCGCGAATACAGCCATTATGGTAATAAAGGTTATACCCGGGGCATAGCGTTTTAGGAAAAATGTAGTGTATACAGAAGTTATTAATGGCGCAAATTATATTACAGAACAAGCACCGCGTATTAAAAAATTAATTTCATTATATAAACCACGTGAGGTCGTTATTGATGGTAACGGTCCGGGTATTGGTTTACTAGATGCTATGGTTTTACCATCGTTAGATACTCGTACTGGTGAACAATTTCCAGCGTATTATGCCTTTAATAATACTCATCATCTGCCGCCGGAAATGCATGATGAAACTGATGAACCAGTTGCAAAGCATTCAGCAATTATTTATGATATTAAAGCAAGCGCGAGTAACGAAGATGAAATACATTCGGCGTTTTTGACCGCTATTAATAATGGTTCTACTTCATTTTTAGCGCACGAACGTGTTGTTAAAGATAAATTAATGCAAACTAAAAAGGGTCAGAAAATGACTTCTTATGACCGTCGTAAATTTTTATTACCCTATGAAATGACATCTAGATTAATGGACGAATTAAATAATTTACGTTTAAAGCCTACAGGCGTTGAAAATAAATATAAAGTAGAACGAATTTCACGTTCTATTGAAAAAGATAGATTCAGCGCACTTGAATATGCTCTTTATAGAATTAAATATTATGAAGATAAAGAAATTTTTAAAAAACGTAAAAAAAGCATTGGATAGTATGCTTTCTTCTCTCCTAAAAGTAGGAGGTGAATTTTATGAGCTAGGATTTTTTAACTATGTATCGTAAACCATAGTTTAAAATTAATTATATTCCAATGAATTCTCGTGAACGAGCCTCTCGCTGGGGAGGGGGTATGAATAATAGTGTCTCTAAAGGAGATTTTACGGTTGAAGAAATTGAGAGTATTATTCGTTCTGGAGAGCTCAATTCTTTGCGCGAACTTTCGAGATATTTTTATCGTACAAATAGCCGGTATCGTAATAATATTGACTTTTTAGCAAGTCTATTCTTATATGATACTTTTATAACCCCTATTTATGATCCTAAGAAAGAGTCTCCTCGGCAAGTATTAAAAGCCTTTTCTAATGCTTGTGATTTCATTGAAGCATTAGATGCAAAAAATACTTTTACGCGTATTACGCGTGAATGGCTAAAAACCGGAATTTATTATGGTATTATCTAGGAAAACGGGAAGAAAATTGTAATACAGGACTTACCAATTGAATATTGTCGTACACGTTATAAGGATTTTAATAATTTAAATATATTAGAGTTTGATTTACGTTTCTTTACAGCTACGTATTTAGACGAAGATGTGCGCGAAGCTGCAATAGCTAATTTCCCATTAGCTATTCAAGCAGCTTGGAAGAAATATAAGACTAAGAAATTAACTGATCCCTGGGTTATGGTTCCTGCAACTGCGGGCGGAGTTACTTTCTGTTTTTCTGAAGACAGCACTCCATTATTAATTGCGGCTTTACCAGAGCTGGCTAAATTAAAAGATGCGGTTGGTAGAGAAGAAAAACGTGATGAAAATGAGCTATATAAATTATTAATTTAGCGTATGCCGACTGATAGCAATGGACATTTAACCTTTGAATTGGACGAAGTAGCAGAAATACACGCGGGCGTAGCAAATATGTTATAGGATTTAGATACTGTTGACGTATTAACTACTTTTGGTGATACTTCTCTTGAAAATTTGTAGGACCAGTCTGCGTCAGCCTCTGCTAATAATCGTTTAGAGAAATATACACAAAATGTGTGGGACTCTCTTGGTACTAGTGAAGTTTTATTTAATGCTAATAATAGTTCTTCATTGGCGTATGCTATTAAACGTTTAGAAGCTGTTATGCGTTCTTATTTGAATGTATATAATACCTGGGTACGCTATTTACTTAATTCACATTTTGCTCGCCCTTCACTATCATTTGATTTTCAGATTTTACCTACCACAGTATTTAATTTAAAAGATTATACTTCATAGTTAATGTCTGGCGCCCAATTTGGTTATTCCAAGATGATGGCGGGTATAGCAATGGGCATTAAATAGCAAGATTTGACCAGTATGATTGACTTTGAAAATAATATTTTAGGGCTCTCTGAGCTTATGAAACCATTACAATCATCTTACACTTAGTCTAGCGAAAAAAATTCTAATGAAAAAAATAATTTAGAAGAAAAAAATAGTGTGAGTTAGGTGTAGTCAAGAGACTTAAACAATAAGGGTGGAAGACCAGAATTGCCCGATGAAGAAAAATCTCAAAAAACGCAACAAAATATTGATAGCATGGGCTAAGGAGGCGAATTATATTATGAAGAAAAATATTCCAATTTATTTTGATAATGCGATCATAATGTCGCCTGCTGAGCCGATTAACGGTTCTGGTAGTCTAAATAGACTAAAAGTTGGCGTCTTTACTAAATATGGCAATCGCAATGGCTCATATATTAAAGACGATGTTGCAGATAAGTTGATCGCTAGTGCTACTAAAGGAGATACACCAGTAGTTGGTTTTTTTGACCCTGACTCGCATACATGGGCCAGCCATACTGGGCCGACTCTTGCTAGTGCTTATGGCTATGTAGAGTATTTTGATGGCTGGCAGCCCTTTAAAGACACTGACGGCGAGACTCGCGATTATGCTGTTTTTTCAGTTGTCTTATTTACTCGGTATTTTAATGAAGCTAATTTTGTAATTGGCCAGCACCAGTCTATGGAATTAGATATTAATTCAATCGAAGGCGATTGGGCGCTTATTGGCGATACTGAGTACTTTGTTTATACTAAAGCTGAAATCATGGGGTTGTGTATTATAGGCGACCACGAACCATGTTTTTCCGTATCTTCTTTCTTTAGTAAGAATGATGATACGTATAAATCTCAATACGAAAAGTTCTCTTCTCTATTGGCTGATTTGAAAGCCCAAGTTGAAGAGGCTGAAAAGAATCCAAAAGGAGGGGAACATCAAATGGAAAATGTTGTAAATCCCGAAGTAAATGAACCCACTCCTGTACAGGAAGAACCTGTAGATCAGGAGCCAGTAGCTCCAGTTGAGCCTGCGGGTGAACCAGCTGCAGAGCCA